GGGCACAGTTGTATGTGTGTCTAATATAGTCTAGGAACTTGGCTATTTCGATTGAAACTGACTCGGCTGTTCGTCCACCGGGGTCAATAAATGCCTTGTAGAGTGGCCCAAAGAACACGATGTCTGGCTCAATCGTGGCGACATACTCTTCGATAAGCGCACGGTCACTTGCGCCTAGCAAGTTAACTCCGTCAGGCTTCATCATCAAGTGAGCGTCCATGTTTTCATGCTTCTTGTGCCACTTGATTTTATCATAGATACGCATAGATGTTCTGCGGATGATTCGTTCAGGGTTTTCAAGGTCGATCATGAGTGTACGTGCGGGCTTCATTGCGTCCCGCCGGAAAGGGTGAATGCCTGCAGCAGACATGAGTGCAACTTGTCGGGCAAGGGTGGTGTTGTGGGTCGGGATGAACTGCTCCCCAATGAGGTAAGTATTGTCCGGCCCATCAACTGAAATGCACAGCATCGGCTCAGGGTCAATCTTTTCAACCGACACAATGTAGCGGTACAGCGATCGTGGTGTGCGGAGTGGCTTAACCCTCTCAGCCTTACGATCCAACCGGAACACGGGAATGTCCGTGACAAAGGGCAGACGATACCGCTTACCGACCACACGCCCGTTTAGTGTGCTATCAGACTCTTGAATAGTTGCCTTGATTCCCATTGTCAGCAGAAGCTCATACACGCCTTCGGCAAGAACCTTGTTGGACGAGCAGAACTCGGAACGACCTCTGGAGTCGATGGAGCCATCGGTGTCCATAAGGCCCTGCAACAGGCTAAGCCGCTGTTCGTATGATGCCCTTAGGTAAGTGGCAGGGATGTGCTTATTCAGCAGCAGGTTATGGGTACGGAGACGTTCCTGAAGGCCCAACACGCCGTACATCGGGCATGAACTTTCTTCTTTAACAGACGACGGACGCAACCGGACAGTCCAGCCCGTTGAAGCAATCTCGTCAATGATCTGCTTGTCCTTCAAAGCATTACTAACACTGCCGCTATCAGAACTGCCGTCTCCCAACCAAGCTCCCAAAGTGTAAGGGTCGATTGGTAGTTCAGCGTGCGGCAAGTTCAACGGCTTAGTCGTCGGAACAGCATGGTTCTTAGCCTTTGTCGATCGGTTGCTAATCAAAGTGTCCCGAATCTCAGCGGTAGTCCGCACACTTCCCAACTTACGCTTCTCGCGCTCGTTAAGAGTCTCAGTGTACCAGTTATGCTCAGCGTCACAATCTACATAGCTACCGTCAGAAAATGTAACTCTGTAGGAGTCCGGGTTGGGTTCCACAGGTGAGACATATGTGACGTTAACGGGGTTACCGAACCGGTCGATGACTTGGTCACCGACAGCGATATCGCCAAGTTTACTGAATCCAGAAGGTGTAGGTATCATACTACTTAGTGTAGCACGTTTACCTGCACCTTCAGCGGCAACAACGATGACACGTTCTTGACGCTCTAGTACGTCAGGAATAACCCAGTCGTAGGAGAGGTCAACTTTTGTTTCAAGGAAGGGCGACCATTCAACTAGGCTCCCCTTGTCTCGCTGCTCTGATTCTCCGTCGGATAGGAAAGCATCAAGACTTGAATTGATTCTACCTAGAATTAGACTTTCGCTTAGCCGACTTTCGTCAATATCAGACAAGTCAGCAATAAGCTTTTGTAGGCTAGTGCGTTCAATGCTCTGCTCCGTAACGCTTTCAGTTTCGTAGCTATCACTGTCAAAGGGAACGAGAGCGTCGCTTAGAGTGTCTCCAGCTTCAAGTAAGTCCGAAACATCTTTATGGTTGCCTGGCTTGAACACTTTGACCATGCACCCTGCGTTAGTCAGCATTGTGTTGACTGACCTAGCGTGTACATAGCCTGCATCGTCGTTGTCGCAAATGATAATAACTTTAGCCCCAGCGAGGGCTTCAGTATGGTGAGGCATCCACTTGTTTTGACCTTCGCTGCCCGCCCCTCCCGGGTTCGTAGTTGCAGTCTTTCCCAAGGCTTCTAGCGCATGAACGTCCTTTTCACCTTCGACCACATAGATTGGTTGCCCGTCTGCCTTTGCTTGCAGTACCTGAGGAAGACGGTACAGCGGCTTCTTGAGGTTGGTGGTGCTCCAATCCCATCCTCCGTTTGGGCTGGGCTGCCGTTGACGGAAAGTTTTCTTGCCCTTTTCGTCTACAAAACGGAGAACCTCCATGACCAGATTAGCGTTCTCGTCATAATACTTGTAGGTGTCTTTTAGATCCAACTTAGGCTTCTTTGCTGGCTGAGAAACCTTTGGCTCATCCGGAAACAAGTCAGACATCTCTAGGCCGATCTCCTTGCAAATCTGGTCTACTCCGCACCCTCCACCACGAAGGCACTTCATAAGCACCTGATTCTGCTTACCCACCGACACACGCAGTGACGGATTATCGTCGTCGCTTCTGCAGGGACATGTAGCGTTCCACTGGTTCTTGCCAGCACTAGTATGCTTTAGGCGTGATAGAACGTTATCAATCGGTTCCATCAGTTCCATACCTTTCCAAAATGTAGCTCTCTCGGGTCTTTTCGTACAGAGAGGTAAACATAGCACGGTCTGCGTTAGTAGTCAACGCTGTAGCGTTAGAACCTAGCTTCTTGATCGTGGCTGACAGTACCGGGTGAGGCTTTTCGTAGTCGTACGTGCCGCTATAAATCTTCTGCCCGATCGCTTGCAAGATGGTCCACGCCTGTTCCGGCTCGGGAGGCAGCTCTTCTGACCTAATCTCCGCCAACACTAAGATTCGTAACTCGCCGGGACGTGGCATCCACCGACGGCCGACCAACCCTAGCCGCTTCACTGTCTGCTTGGTAGCGTCAAAGGGCAGGTCTTGGATGTATTCCCAGAATCCTCTACTGCGTATTAGTAGCGAACTATTGTCGATGGGCTTGTCCCATGTGACGCTCAACAGTTCAACAATGTCTTTACACTCGTTCTTATCCATACACTAACGCTATCGCTAAATATCTCTACTGTCAACCCTGGAAAAAAGGATGGCCCCTCTCGGGGCCATCCTCATCTCTACGAGTTGCTCCAGTTGAAATCTTTACTCAGAAGTCTTCGAAAGGGTCGTTTGACGGATAGCTACCGGTAGCGGCTCCAGCCATAGGGCGGCTGTTGCCTCCAGAGTTGGAACCCGAGACACCGCCACGCTGCCGCTCTAGGGAAGCAATACCGTAGGAGTTTACGGCGATGGTGTCTGCAATCAGTTCAATAGTTGAACGCTTCTGTTGAGTTTCCTTGTCTTCCCAGGAACGCTGCTCAAGGCGCCCCTTTACCACGACAGGAAGGCCCTTCTCTAGGACCCGTGCAGCGTGTTCGGCGGTGTTCCGCCATGCTACTACGTTGAAGAACGAAGTCTCTTCCTGCCACTCACCATCCTTTTGGTAGCGGCGGTTTGAGGCGACTGAAAAAGTCAGTCGGGCTGAGCCGTTGCTCGCATACTTCAGTTCTGGGTCGCTGGTAAGGTTGCCGGTAATTGTGCTGTCTGCATTGCTCATGTGAGTCTCCTTAGATGTTAGTGGTTAGCAGATATGAATACCATAGTCGGTGGAAAGAGGCGTGTCAATACTGTTTTTGTGGATTTTTGGAAAAGTTTGGAGTAGGATACTTAGTATGTCTGACGCCTATGAAGCCTTACACGCATACTTTGTGGATACCCTTGTTGACTTGGCCGACCCTGCTCCGCAACAAGAAGACGATGTACGTGGGGACATGCAGCAGGCTGTGGCCATCATTTTTGATGGGTTATCAATTGAGGTAGTCGGGGCTACCGCCGATTCGGTCACGTTTGTGGCGAAGTTTTAGTATCACTCGCTTTGTGCTGAGTTCCATACCGCTGATCTGTCGGGGCGGTATGTCGGGTTTACTGTTGAAGGGGTGTCTGCCTTGCCAGTAATTTTAGGGGCGCTGAATACCTTGTTTACAGATTCGGCACACGTTGGGCACTCAGTGAGGCTGTCTTCGGCCATTGTTTGAAAGATGTCGAATTTGCCGCAATTTGGGCAAGAGTATGTGTATGTAGGCATTTTTTTATTATACGTAAAATCTCGCATGGGTCAATAGTTGGTTGGATACAATATCTGTATTCCTGATCATTATTTTTCTATTCCGGAGCGTGTGCGATGGTTGAAGAGTTTTTAAATGCTTTTACCGAGGCAGGTGCTGTTCCTGCTGTCATTACGGGGTCTTTCGGTATTGTTGCTGTCTATTTGCGTAAGTTCAATAAAGACAACACATTACAGCATGAGGAATCTATGCGCCGCCGAGAGGAGGGGCACGCCGCTAATATGGCACTTCGACTGGAATCAAAGGAACTGCTTGACGATATCCTTGATAGGATCGACAATGTACGTGGCGATGTTAGGGAAGTCAAACAGGATCTCAATGTGCGTGTTGATGAAGTTCGTGAAGATGTTAAAGAGGTCAATGAAGATATTGAAATGCGTGTGGCCGAGTCTAAGGAACGTGTGGATGAAGTAGGCCAGCGTGTTGATGAAGTTCGGGACGATGTTAAGGAAGTGCGGACCTGGCAGCAGCGCCATATTGAATGGCACGCTCAGCAGAACCCCCACCCTGAACAGCCTGAATAGCTTGCCTATAGTTTTCTATATAGGTGTGTGCGGGGAATATCCGTTTCTGATGTAGAATATTAGGGGAAGTAAATACTTCCTTTTTTTATCCCCTAACAAGGAGAACCTTAATGGATATGAATGTTGTAAAGCAGGTCGCTGAACGTGCAGCACTTACCTTTGTTGAAGCGTTTCTTGCGATGTTCGTTGTGACTGATCTTTCGTCTGCAAAGGGCGCTGCGGTTGCGGGACTTGCTGCGGTTATTTCCGTTGTCAAGTCGTTTGTCGCTACCAAGGTCGGTGACCACGGAACTGCTTCACTGGTTTAATATATTGTCTGCTAGTGCTGCTTGACTAAAAGGGAGCGTTGGAGATAGACTATCTTTACTTAAGGGTGTAGTTTTTCTGCTCCTTTTGTACTGCACCTTTAAGATTAATTTGTGGCTCCTGTGTAGTTAACACTGTAGCCACTGTAGAAGGCCCCCGGCTTATGCGGGGGGCTTTCTCTTTTTCCTACGCTTCGGAACATGTTTAATTCTACTTACGTCAATTGAACGGTACTGCTCCCTGCCATAGGAACCCCCGTATACATCGACCCACTCTTCCACCGGAGTAAAGTTGGTGTTGACTACGTGGCGTTTGAACACGAATGTGCCACGTTCTCCCTTGACTTTGCACGTATCTCCTGCATGTAGTGTGACTTGTGGGGAGATGTAGTAGAATTGTTCAATCACCCACCCATTCGGTGGGGGCGGTACAGTCTTTGCTTTCTTGACTTTAGGCATGATGCCTCCTTTAGTTTCATGATATAGGTAATTCGTCTAAATGGCAACCTTTCAGAATCAGAATTGACGGCTACCTGATACAATATTATTAGACGACTATGACAGGGGCTGTATGAGTTTTGCTTCAGGTAACTATCTTAATGAGAATACTGCTGCGGATAACGGACAAAATATTGATCGTCGTTTGCTTAGGGCTATTGACGAAACCACTGCGTTTCT